CGCGCCTTCGCTGCGCACATGCGACGCGGCGGGGTGAGGAGTGGTAAGACCGGCTCCGGTGCAACAGGCGTCTCAGGCGGGCGATAGGTGTGACCGTTGAGATTAGCAGCAGTCGTAACAGTTGGAGTTGTTGAAAGCACATCATCCAACGCTGTGAAGGGTAGCACATTCCGCACCCTTAATTTTGTGAGCATTCCACGCTTCGCCC